CAAGCTCTGTGGTGCCTACTCCGTTTATTTTGTGTTCCGAATCAAACGCCAACCAAAGATGTTGATGACCAGAAACTATAGAATTAAATAACGCTCGCTCACTCCATCGGCCTTTTGACCTAGCAATTGCCCTAAGCAATTGCTCTCTAACGTCAGGCCACAAGGTTTCTGCATAATTAGGAGGAACCATAGTTATTGTATGATTTATCTCTCTTGGGGCGGTTTTTTTGCGAACCTTTGGCTCACGGGATATATCTCTAATCCTTGAATCATCAAAGTTTAGTAGCTGGTTCATGCTGGCAATACTCCTCTAGAGCGGAGAGGCGCAGGTTGCTTGGTTGTTCCTGTCTTTTCAGTTCTTACGCGATCAAGCATCCCATCAAGCTTATCAACTCCAGAATCGGTGCTTCCGTCGCCTATAGAGGAAACAACATCAGCAGGCACAACATACTCGCCGGGAGATAAGGCAACAGGAGCTTGACCAGCGATGGTGCCGTTAACACGATCATCCATGCCGCCGCCTTCGCCTTTTATTTCACCTTCTGTTTGTGGTTGCCCATCGGAAACAGATGCAAGAACTTGCTTTCTTAGCATGGCAAACGCTTCGCTTCCGTATTCATCTAAGAATCTTTGAATGATTACATCAGAGTCCTCTTGAGGGAATCTACCCAAAACAGCCATCATTGTTTGCTGCAAAAGAGGATCTGCTGTTGGCGCTTTCCCGCCTTCTTGCATACCGTAAGCTTCGGTGTAATCAAAAGACAAATCACGCATATTAGGAGGCGCTTCAAAAACGCCCATGTCTTCTTGTTTGTCACCAGTAAGACCTAAGCTTTCATACTGCTTTCTAGCCTGCTGATACTTCTTGCTTGCTCTACCCATGCCTCTAGGATTGCTCGTCGCAAGAGCGATCAAATCATCATACTCTCCTTCCGTCATCATAGAAGCTATGCCGTCACGCATACCCGGATCAAAAGGCACATCTACTGGAGGTGTTGTAGTGTCTGTGGTTGTGGTATCTGTGGTGTCTGTATCTGGCAATCTTTCCCTAAAATAACTAATCTCAGGGCCAAATCCGGGCCGATAGCTAACTTCAGCAAGTTCTTCTGCTGTCTTCGCTACTGGGCCTCTGAGTTGTGCTTGTCTTGATGCAGCAGAGCCGTAACCGAATTTAATGTTAGGATTGCCAAATCTTCCACCTACCTCACCGCCCATATCCATGCGGATAGGCTGCATTCCTAGCATCTGAGCTTCAGCTACCTGACGTTGATACTCTTGAGGATTAAGAGAAACTAAGCCACCGTTGGCGTAATTACTTGGGTCATAGGCAGCATACCTGCGGTCAGCACCAGATACGTCTATACCAAAGTCTGATCCTGCTCGACCAAGAGATGTTGCAAGAAGATCTTCTGCTCTCTTTGCTTTTGCCTCTTCACCTGCTTCAAAGCGCCTACCAGCGGCTTCTTGACGCCTCATCATATCCATCTGTGATCTTTGGCCTTCGCCAACAGCAATCGGAATTAAAGAACTACTACTCATTAACCCTTTACCAACTGCGCCGGGATTGGTAGCCATAGCTCCTAACCTGCCACTAAATCCTAAATCTCTTACGCCTTGAGCGTAATCAGCAGACCTAGAAGCTAAAATATCTTCAGCACCTGAAAGGGCGGTATTAGCCGAAGCTAAATCCGTTGCAGTTTTTGAAGCATCACCAATACCTGTGCCTAACTGAGCAAGGGCATCAGCTTGACCCGCTTTTGCAGCGGCTTCACCAGCTATCTTAACGCCCTCTTTTGCGGTTTCTACGCCGCCAGCAAACTCTTTAACACCCTTTGCTGCATCTAACCCTGCTCCAAGGGCTTTACCTATACCGAACCCAGTAAGACCACTAACTAAACCTTCTTTAAGGTCGCCAGTTATAGCCGCAGTTGTAAGACCAGAACCAATCGCACCAGCAAGGGCAGAACTCATTCCTGCTGATCCCAGTATGGTGCCAGCACCAACGCCAGTTAAAGCAGCAGAACCAAGCGCACTACCTAACAAGGGTGCTAAAAAGGGAAGAAATGCCTCTGGTTGTCCGGTCATAGGGTTCGTAGTGAGCCTTCCTCCGGGTGCGAGAGAGGCTATGCCTTGAACCTCTGCTGGGTTCATGTGAACCATCATGCTGTCGCCATAACGCCCGTACTGAGCCATCTGCTCTGCTTGTGGCTGCAATGGCGCTTGCTGCAATTGTCCTCTTACATAATTCATTAACTTGTCTCCACCCCGAATAGGTTAAAACTTACATTGGCGGCACTGGCATACACCTTCACCACATCTGTTTGAGCAAGGCATATGCCGATTACAACCGTCCTAGTGGTGGTTGCTGCAAGTGCTTCATCGTAAAAAATAAACTGTTTGTCATCTGCTGATGCGCCAGCAACATGAATACTGACCCTGAAAGTAATTCCAGAGCCGCTTCTGTTGCATATAACTAAGGAGCTTACCGTTGTTTGGGTAAGGTCTGGCACCGTGTAAAGCGTCGTAACTGTTGTTGCAGAAACATCTGCCTGACCCAGCACCTTGATAGCGTCTGTCACGATGCACCCATAAGCAGGAACTGAAACCTACGCATAGCCAAAGACCCAGACTTGTCGCCCTGCGTCTTAGCTACGCTCACATCGTTCTCTATTTGATCCAGTGCCTGCTCTATAGTTCTGCGAGTAATTGCTTCGTTATCAGCCTGATACTCTGGTGTTGGAACAGGTAGCGGGTTTTGTCTTGTTGCCATTAGCGCCTACCGTCCTGTCGCATATCAAACCGCAAGTCTCCAAGCCTCCAGCCATACCCAGAACCACTGCTCTCAATACGAACAACAGCATGTCTTGCTCTTGTGCGTATGTGTGATTGCTGCGTTGAAGATGTGACTGTAGCTGTCGCCTGAGTCGTAGGGGTTTCTAGCGGGAAGTTGCTGCCTTTGATTGTAAAATCAACAGACGCATCTGATGTAGCTCCACGAAAGCTAAAGTCAGGAATAATCCTGCTGATCATCATAAACCGCTCGCCTTCACCTATCTCCAGATCACCCGACTCAACAAACGCCGTCATTGCCTGACCGTCATCATCAAAGCCAGTTTCATGGTTGTATAGATAGTTTGCGTCGGTGACCCCGGTGTTTACGCTGGATGCAATAGGGTTGGCGTTCTTGGAATAACCAATCCAAGCGCCACGATCTAAAGTGCCTACAGCCCAAAGGTTTTCAGCGTAGTTGTACGACACATAGTTGGTAATCTCTGTATCGCTTTCGCCCACAGGGTAGAACCAAATAACCTCTGAAAAGTCATTGTTTTCTGCCGCAAAGACCTTGAACGCCTGACCTTTGTTCAAGTTGGTAAACACATGCTCTTTGACGCTACAAGGCAGTGGTTGCACTGATCCGTTGTAAACATAGAACCCACTAGAATCCATGAAGTACACGGAGCCTCTGGCGTTAACCGCCGCGTTTGGCGAGATCATAGAGATGTCTGTGCTTAGCGTTGAAAACTGGAAGGTAAACGGAGCGCCAGTAAACCGCATTGAGTGCAAACTTACATCTGTAAAAACAAGTATCTCTTGCCTTGTCTGTACGGCACCAATGATCTCTGATCCAGAGTTTATCCTTACACCACCAGCGGTATTTGTTGCTGTTGGCGTCCAATCTGCTGCGTTCTCTTGATCAGAGAACCTAACGAATAACGGGTCAATAGCTGATGATCCGATAGGGTTGGAGCCAAAAGCAATAACATGCTGATCTATGTCTGAGACAAGAACCTGCAATGCAATAGTTGGCGTATTTGAAGCGCCTGCAAGAGATCCAATCTCTACGGCTCTAGCCCCTGTACCGGAGCTTTCGTCCCAGTAATAAATACCACCGCCTCTAGCATTGAACACCAAGTCCTCGCCAAAGTTGTCTTGACTAAACAAGCGCAACTGCCCAGCCGCAGATATGCTGCTAGAACTACCCCAAGCACCGGAACTCCAAGTGCCTGCGCCGTAACCTGTGCCTTGAACAAACGTATTTAACCCTGTGTTGATCTGATAAGCGGCTACAGTTGAGCTACCGCCGTTACCAGTATCGCTAGAGTTCGCTACTACTTCAGTTCCGTTTGTGTCCTTGGCCGTGATCGTAAAGGTGCTGGTCGTTGGCACAGAAGTAATCTGATACTCCTGATTTAACACTGCAGCTGTAATTAGACCGCCAAGAGAAGCTGCGCTACTAAAGGTAACAAAGTCATTAACAACTGCGCCATGACCGCTCTCTGTAACTGTAATTGTCGAGGAGCCGTCCGTTGCGGCGAATGTGGCGTCACCTGCACCAGCAGTAAGTCTTAGCGGGGTAATGTCGTTGTATCCAGCGCCTTCAGCTACATAGAACTTTAGATTAGTGCCTACACCCAGATAGTTTATAGACTCCAAAGATGACCAGTTATGCAAAGACCGACAGACACCAAGGAAGCTTTGATCTGTGTATTTTTCCCAACCCCCAATCTTCTCAACTCTGCCTTGGCGAAAACGTATCTTGTCAGCATCAAACCATCCTGCGTCAGCAGAATACTCTGTGCCTTCTTTGTTTACACCGGGGGCAAATTTGATCTTACTGAGCGCCATGTTTAACGACCACCTCGTTGCCTACGGCCTCGCTTCTTTCTAGAAGATTTTTGCGTTGACTCAACATTTTTCTTTCGGCCTTTTT